CTAACACCTCCCTTATTGTGTACTTCTTGTCTTTTTTTATCCATAGAACTGGGAAGTTGCACTCATCTATCCATTCCTTTAGGTCGGGACTCTTGCTGTCGTTTATGCAAAGTACAATGTCTCCTGCTTTCATCTTAGTATATGTGAAACTAATTGGATGTCCTGATGTTTACCTTGGATAATCTGTGCTGCTATTAAATAGTCTGTTGCTGTTAGTGTTTGTTCCATGTTATTTCTTTTTAAATTGTTTATACCATATTTTAAATAAGTCAATAGTTCTTTCGGCACCATCATATTTTGATTTAGCATGTAACATTTGTCCATGTACATTTTTATTTTTGTCTGAATAAGTGGCTACAAACTCAGCAAAAAAAATCATATCTTCCTCACTATACATTCTCTCTGCAACTTTAAAATTAGCATACTGCTCAACCTCTGTTGCTATTGCAATTGCTGCTGCCATGTAAGTTAATTGTTCTTTGTTAAAACGCCTCATTATTTCAATAATGCGACTTGATACATCAAATTGGTTGTCCATTAGTTTAGGTTGTTAAAGTGTTTAAAATCTGATTTAGTTGATTTGATTACCTTAGGTAATGTTAGCACCGCATATAGTGCAAATGTTAAAATAAAAATTAAATGTGTCATGTTATTTATTTTTTAATTGGTTGTGTATATCGTCTAACTTAAATGCTATATACCATAATGGTATAGTTATAAGTATGGCTGCCGTTATGGCCATTTTAAAAGTTAATTAATACTCTTGCTGATTTAAATTGATACTTAGTTGATGTCATTTGGTTTTAATCTAATCTGATAAAAATATATTTTTAATTGGTTTAGTTGTCCTTGTGTTGGCGTGAAGTCTATCCATTTTTCACGCCATTTGCTGTAATATTGCATCATTATTCGTGTTTTGATAAATCGTTAAAAAGCTTTATTTGTGCAATTAATTTAGCATGCAATTTAGTTCCTACTGTAACTGTTTGGCCTAATACTTTTATTGTTTGTTTTTTACTTGCTTTCATAATGTTTGTTTTTATTGGTTTGGTGATACAAAGATATGTTTGCTTTTGATATAAACAATACTTATTCAAAAATAATATAAAATAATTTGTAACTCGCTGTAAATCAAACCAAATATTTTTAAAACAAACATAAAAAAACCTCCACTTGGGAGGCTCTTTCGATTAAAATGTGTACTCTTTGCCGTTGCCGACATACTTTTTGGGTACTTTATTTTGCCTATCTTCTTTTGATTGGCTCATGTACACCGTATGCGTGTTGTCATACTGATCCTTTTCCCTTCGCTGGTCAACTACTATGTTAACATACTTCTTGCCATTAGCTGCGGTTGTAATCGACTCCTTTGGGATGTCAGATAAACAGATACTTGTTACTATCATATTGTATTTAATATTTGGTCTTTGTATTCTTTTGCTTTAAGTAGCTTTGATTTGATTAGGTCGATGTGTTCCTCATCACGAGGTACAAATACAGAATGTAAGTGATATTCTTCATTGTAATATCTGTCATCGTATGAAACAAATATTCCACTTGGTTTATTACATAACCACATATTCATCTGCATCTGTGAGTAGTATTGCGGCACTGCTTTCTTTAAATCTTCTGCATTGCTTATCATCATATATTCAAGATGCGTTTTACTTAATGGGCATTTAATTTCCACAATTGCTTCTGATAAAAGAATGTCAGGAGTACCTCCTGCATTGTATTGTTCATCTGTGAAAAAGATAAACCCATTTTCAGAAGTATAAACAAAGTCATTATCATCAAATGTTTTACCTATCTTTTGCCCATAAGCAATAGCAGCACTTTTTTCTAACTCATTACCCCTTTCCATGTTAGAATTGTAGTGTTGTATTTCCTCAGGTGCAAGTAAAATAGCTACACGCTCACGTACATAAGTCTTTGCCCCTTCGCTCAAGTTACCCGCCTCTTTATCTGCTCTTAATTTTGGTTCAGCCAACAAACGATTAACTTCACTCGCGGTAAACATTCCTCTCCTAAATTTTATCCAATCTTCTTTTTTTGGAAATACATTAAACTTCGCCACTTATACCTCCCATCTTTTCAGCGTTTGACTTAGTAAACTGCTCGTTAATATTTGCATCGGGTTTAAACTCCACAACATCCTTGCGGTTTAAGTTTGCCCCAAACAATGCACCGAAATGGTCCGCAGCATCCTTAACAGCTACGGTCTTGGCTATTGGAAACGCCATGCTTAACGCTCCGTTGTTAATATTTCCTAAGTCGGCAGGGCTTGAACCTTGCTTTGTTTGAAGTTGTGCTGCACCAATGCCATCGTAAAACAACCACTCGCCATTAGTAGGACTTTTAAAGTGTACACGAACTGTTACCCACACTCCATTGAATGCAGTGCCTTGCCCTGTAATCTCAATTTTGTACTCTTTAAAGATTTTACGCAGTAATAACTCCACCTTATCAATAGGCAAGTAGTTGTAGCCTTTAATGAATGGATGTGTCTTTACCCATTGCGCTGGTGGTGCTTGATTAAGCAGTAAATTTAATTGGTCATTTTTCCACGCTAACTCCAAGTCTTGCGTGAGTTCTGCCAGTGTAGGCAGTTTAATTAGTGTTTTTTCCATTAGAATAAATTTAGTTTTTCGTCTTCGGTTGGTGATGTCAAATATATAAAGTTTTTATTACTTTCAATGTATTCCTTACAATATTTTTCGAGGTTATCCATTATATTGTGTACATATTTTACTACAAACTGCTTGTGTTCACCTTCATGTGTAGGCATATCAATAACGTGTTCATCAGGATAACGAGTGCGGATAAAGTGGTTTAGGTCCTCAAATGCTATGCTTGCTGTTTTCCAATCTGCATTGGTGTTATTCTCTGTACCTAATTCGCACATGATTACTTCAATTGAATTACTATAATCCATGAAGTAGGCTTGGTCTATGTAAACTTTCATTACGCTATTACTAATGCTTGTTTGATTTGATTCTCTACATCTTTAAATTTACGCATGTAAAGTTTATCATAGGTAAGAATGTTGTTAACCGTTTGAGTTGCATGAATAACAGTTGAATGATCCAATCCGCCAAACTCAAGACCTGTTTGTTTAAGGCTAAGTCTTGTGTACTTACGGATAAAGTACATAGCCATTTGCCTTGCCTCTACCACATAACCCTTTCGACCTTTTGATGTGATTAGTGATTCTTGTAAACCTAAGTACGAGCAAATAACTCTTTTAATAACTTCGGCTTTTTTGCGGTCATCTTTAATCATTGATGACCTTTTGCAAAACGGTGCTGCTAATTGAATACCTTGATAAGGTAATTGTGTTGTTAATCTCATAATGTTTATTAATTGTGTAATGCAAAAATAAACCTTATTTTGATTAATCCAAGTTTTTTTAAAATTATTTTGCAGTTATGTAAACAATCACGGTTAACGCAGCAAGTGCATAGCTTACACCTTGCCACACCTTAACTAAGTTAATAGCTTTTTTTGCCACTTTAGTTTGCGTTTTAATGATTGTATCTTTATTAGCAAGCAATGTATCTGCTTTTAGATTTGCATTCGTTAAATGCGCTATAATCGTATCCTTAATAGTAGATTGAATGACACATGATGCATAAGATAAAGAAAGTAAGTTAATGCTGTCTATACCATGCATAGAAAGTATTGCACCTGTATCGGTTGGAATAGCTAATGTATCAATTTTAGTTATTAATTTAATGCGCTCTTTAGTTGGTTTCAATTTGTAACCATCTAAACGATTAGTTAACGCTATGCGTTCTGCTTCAAGTGTAGCATTTAACACGTCCACACTATCTAACACCAACATTCTATCCGCTGCTATTGTTGCGTTCTCGTTCTCTAATGCGTTAACGATTGCAAGTTCTTTTTTTAATTGCTCATTTGTGCAGTGTAGCTTTACAGATAGCATGGTAATAACCACCAAGCATAGTGTTACAAGTGTGTTGTTGTTCATTTGATAAAAAGTATTTGTGTTCTTAAATCTTTTGGGTCATAGCTTATATGTACCCATTCAGGTCCGCTTTTACCTCCGTACTCATAAATGAGCTGTTTATATTCCACGTTATCCTTTAGCCAATGAAATAGCTTTAAGTTTTCCGAGTTACTGCCAGCGTCTAAATCAATTGCCATGCCTTTTACATGATCCGATGTCTTACTACCTTTAACCGCCCGATTTAATTCTACACTTCTAAAAAACGAGTTAATGCGTATAGGCTTACCGTACCACTCACGCAAAGGTTCAAAACATTTCTCAGCTACTAACCTCATGGCTGCTAACTGCACTTCATTGGGTATGTTAGCAATACCTTTAGCCTTAGCCGTGTCGCTGTGCGTTGCCTCTAAGTACGTTATATGCTTACTTATGTTCATTGCCGTTAATAGTTGTCATATAACCACCCAATGCAACAAGTCCACTTAATACAAGCGGTGCTATGTGCTTAAAGTCAAATGCAAATGTTTCCCATTCCACGCTTACCCATGCAGTAGATATAGCCACAATTGCACCAAACAAAGTGCTTAGTAAATTACGATGTCGTTTACTTAATCGCATTACCTTTTTTAACATAATACCAAAATGCTGCTGCACCTGATAATATTGCCACTATACCCGCTAATGCAGATATAAGTGGTTGGAATGATGTTGCCATGTGTGCCAATGCACTCACGCTACTAATTGCCGTTAACGTGTCGGCTGTCGTGTCATTTAATGTTTTCATTATTTAATTAGGGCAAATCTTTAATTATAGGAGGTACATATTTAATGATTTCGCATTGCGCTAAATATTCGTTATTTGGGAAGTCACTATAATCTGCATCAACTGCGACAACAAAATCACCAAACGCATCTTCTATTGGCCGAAACGTTGGGGAAACCCATAACGCTAACTTGTCTTGAGGTATTACGTAAACTTGCATTATAATGAGGCTATAAAGTTGTTGATAATTGTACGCATAATTGCAGGGTCAATATTATAACTTCCAGTATATAAATATTTTACTACAGAACCACTTTCATATATACCAAGTGTAGTTCCTGCATTATTAGCTGCACCAACGAACATCGTTCTTGTATTTATGGTTGGAGATGTTGATGCTAAAGTTCCATTTAACTCTGTACCATCTTGGAAACCATTTCTGTTAGCGTTATTATTCCTTCTTGTTGCGTAATCTTGATTTGATATTGTTCTTGTAAATAATGAAGCTCCTTGTGTACCGCTATTTTGATTTCCACAAGATACATTTGATGCAAGCACTACCCATGTAATATTACCATTGTTAAATCCTGTTACACCTGACGTAGTATTTTTATTCGCAACTCCAAAACCAAAACAGTTATTGTTTATTTGAAATTTAGTTGAACCTGTTTGCGCAAAACCAGTATCAATATATGATGTACCAGTCATTGTGTACCCAGTTTTACGTGTAAATGTTGGTGAATTTACCAATATTACAGTTTGAGAGCCTATTAATGGCTTAGTTGATGCAGCACTTGTCGCATTTGAATATATCTGTAAAGTATCAAGTTCAGTATGGAAATTGTTTGACCTTAATGCCAAATACAGAGTGTTAAAACTATCAATTTCGGCACTTGTTAAAGTTAACCCTGTTATGTAAGTGTTAGTTAACGTGTCAAGGATACGAGCAATTTGGTTGCTTGTTGCATTTGCTGAACCACCTGCATTAGTAGCGGTAACTACGCATGTAATGTTTGATGTATTACCTGCATCTGCCTGAACTAAAGTATATGTGCTTGAATTAGTTCCAATGTTAGTAGCACCACGTTTCCATTGGTAGCTATAAGTTGGCGTTGGTATTCCATCCCATGTACCATCAGTAGTTGTTAATACTTGACCAACCACAGCCGTGCCACTTATTACAGGTGCTACACTATTGGTTGGTGCTACTGTGTTAACAGCACTTACACTATTACTTGATGCTATGAACGCACTTGCACCGTAAGCATTAGTACCTTTTACTTCTACACGAATAGTTGTGCCGTCATCTGCTAATTGAATTGTATAAGTTGATGCCGTTGCTCCACTTATCGCAATTCCATCACGTGTCCATTTGTATTCAAAGGTTATTGGTGCAACACCTACCCATGTGCCATCATTAGCAGTAATTAAAGTGCCTGTTGATTGCGTACCGCTTGGGCTTACTGTTGGCGCAACCATATTAACAGGCGCAAAGTCTACAACTGTTATAGTATTTGAAACTTCCGAATCCGAACCGTAACCATTAGTACCTGTAACCAAACAAGTAATAGCTGCTAAACTATCACTTACTCCAACAACATAAGTGTTTGCCGTTTGCCCTGCAATTGCTAAACCGTTACGTTGCCATTGATAAGTAATTGTAATCGGTGCAGTACCTGTAAATGTACCATCTGTTGTAGTTAATGTACTTCCAAATGTATTAGTACCGCTAATTACAGGCGCAATAGTGTTAACTGGGACGCTACCAACTACAAGTGAATTACTTGAGTTCGCATTTGCGCTTCCTTGACTATTTGTAGCCGTTACGGTTACTGTTAGTGTTGACCCTTCATTAATTGAAGTAGGTGTAAACGTATTACTAGCACCACTTTGAACGCTTACCCCATTAATTTTAAAATCAAAACTAAAAGTTGGCGATGGTGAACCTGTCCAAGAACCATTACTACAAGTAACAACCGTACCCACAGCGGCATTGCCACTAAGTAAAGGTTGCACCACGTTTACAGGGGCAGCGGGGATACTTTCCCCGACCTTTTTTAACCCTAATTTATAGCCGTACATTACCCTACGTTAATAGTGGCAGGTTGTATAATTTCATCAAATACAAATGCACTACCACTTGCAAGTGTTAACGCTTTAATCCCTTGCCCACCTTGTGCAAACAATGTTACACCTGCCTTAATAGTCTTACCGCTTATCCCCCATGCTGTTACTTGGTTACTATCATCAGTGCCAGTAAACACACTTACTACGCTGTCTTCTTGAAAATATACGAATTGATATTTTGCATTGGTTATAGCGGCTGATGAATCGATAAATTTACCTTTTTGAAAACCGCCTAATAATAATTCTGTTGTAGTTGACATATACTTAAATATAATTATTTTAATTTTTTGCTTTTATTTAATTGGAACTTGACATCTATTAGCCTCGAATGGTAACTCAAATGAAAGTGTCATTAACCAACCATTTACTTTATCAGGAAACGCCTCAAACAATGGCTCTAATGTTACGCTATCACCTACCAAAAAACTATCATCATTAGTAGGATTTTCAAGCATTGCAATAACATCTTGGCTAATACTTAATGTGTCGCTCATGGTGTCACGCTCGTTCCTTGAATCATCACTAACAATGTCAAGGATCATTATCCCGAAGTTTAGCGTTAATGTTTTCTCGCTAATATTAGAAGTCAAAACATTTGCCCACAATAAAGGATAGTTCTCTTGCTGTGTGCTTAATTCAAACACTTCACCAAACCCAAACCCATTAAGCTGTGCGTGGCTTTGCTGTACTGCTTCGAGTTGATTTATTATTTGATTTAGCGTTGTGTACTTCATTTTGTTTTTGTGTTAAAAACTGCTTTAGTTTTTCGATATTCTTTTTGCTTACCCCGTTGTTCATTTGTTTAACAATTATTGCAGCCTTCGTTTCGGTTATATTCACTCGGTGCGTTTCGTATTCCGGTAAAGTTATAATCACCTTTGCAACAACCGCTACCACCTAACACCATTCCGCTTGTGTAGTTCGTACGTTTAGCGTAGATGGTATCTATGTTAGAGTTGATTTGGTTTAAGTAATTAGGAAACAAAGTTTGATTACTCATTAAGTATTTAGTCAATCGCTCTGCATACCACTCCGCTTTGTTTTTCGCATTGTTCATCAAGAATCCAATTTCCTCTAATGAGGCAGGGTTCATGTTGTCTGAGTTTTGTACACCTACTGATTTGTTAAAATACTTATAGTTCATTACCAATGGCAACTCTGCTCTGCAATACCACACCATTGTTGGAGTGATGTAAGTATCCATTAAGTTCTTATCATTACCTGTTAATGTGTTGTGCCTTACTTTATCAATTAAATCATTGTATAAAGTAGTTCCCAATATCGGTAACACATAAAAGTTCTGCACATCCCAAATAGTAGGTGCAATAACTTTCATGTCAACATTGTCTTGTAGTATGCTTTCGGCTTTTAAAGTTGCCTCGCTTAAAAAATATACCTTTGCCATTATTTCTTTTTAACTAAAGTTTGTAACCAAATGTGCCTGCATGATGGCGAATGAATGTTTGTACCAGGTTCTGTGTACCAACCACCTCTACGTGTGAACGCATCATAGTTTGGAATCCCGTATATAGTACCTAACCTGTCGCCTATCTTGTTAATTTCCTCACGGGTATATAATCTATTAGCTTCAATCATTCCCTTGCAAAATGGGCGTGTTCTGCCATTCGGTAAAATTGCAGGACCTTGCGTGTCGAATCTTAATGCATACTTGTATTTTACATACAACTCGCTAAAGTCAGGCACTTTTGTTTCAACTCCCTTTGGTGTTAGTTTTAAATTGTCATCCAAGTAACCTTTGTCCATCATGTTAGTCATGATGTCTTCAATTTCTTTTACTTTTACCTTTAACAATTTAGCAATATCATCCGCTGTGGCTTTATCATCATTCTTTAAAATGTCGATTATACCTTTTTCGGTTGTGGTTAAAGCAAACATTTGGCTTTGGTTGTCCATATCTGCCACGCTAAACACTTGTTTAATTTTCTTTACCTCTGTGTAACTATCAGCAGGCTCACCAAACTCCATAAACACCGCTAACTCTTGGTCATCTTTTGAGAACTTAGATTGTACTACTTCAACTTGCTGTGGTACTTCTAATGGTTTACGACCTATTATTTCACGCATCTCATCTTTTGTCAAGATAGTTGCCAATGTTTGCTCACTAAACTCAGGCATTACAGGCTCAATAGGGATAAATGTAACTTTATTTTTTAATCCAACTAAATCATTTAAGATAACTTCAATTGCATTTTGCTTTGGAGTGATGTAAGTGTTTTGGAATAACTGAAATGCAGTAGCCATTTCGTTACGCCCACCGAGTGTTCCCTCTACTCTAACCCCTAGCAGCATAGGAGACACTATTTTATGCCCGACAAAAATCTCCTCTTGTATAGTCTTGTTTAACGCATCGTAACGCTTGTCAAAATCATTGCCAGTTAATTGTTGAATTTGTGGTGCGCGTGCAGGATCATCTACGAAATCAATTACTAAAGAATTAGCACGGTCTGTACCGGTAAACTTCTTTTTCATTTGCTTTTCAATAGTCGACATTTCCTCATCAGAAGGTACCCCATTCATGAAAGTTATCAGAGTACCTCCCATAAAATTATTTTGAATTGAGGCACGATGAAAGTTGGCTATTTCAGCATCAGTAATAATTGCAGGAACCGCTCCTATGTACTCAGGTAGTGTGTAGGTTTCTATGTTCGGTCTGTATTGCTTGTAATACAATACACCTTCTTTGCCTTTCTCGTAGTCTTTACTTCCGTATGCTGGGTATTCCGTGATTTGGTCAGGTCTAATGCTCATGTTATCTGAACCATCATCGTTTAACCAATACTCTGAATAGTATATTTTAGAATTGTCTTTGTTTGTTCTTAGGTTACAATAGTCTAAGTGGTAAACTTCTGCAATTCCTTTTTTATCCTTTGACTTAATTATATGAATATAGCATCCACCAAACAACTCAATGTCCAATGCCATTTTACTACTTACGCTGTGTAGTGATTCATAAGGATTAGCATTGTCAATAAACGCTTGAGTGCTTACTATTTTGTCAGTTGGTAAACCTTCTGCATTAAATGCCAAACCTTGACCTGCAATGTATAGTTGTTTAGCCGTTAAGATTGCATTGTGCTTTGCAGAACGATTAAATAAAGTAACTAAAAAGTTGGGATAGTTGTTATCCTCTCCATAATTGATATAGTCTTTATTTCGTACCTCCTTAAACACAGGTACCTTATCATTTGAGAATGTTATTACTTGTGTCTTCATTATATTTTTCTAAAAGTTACAACTAAGTCTGCATTTGTATTTGTACCCGAACCACCATCAACTGCAACGTTTCCAATGTGTAATCTTATTCTATTAGATATAGTTTGGTAGTGCATAAGAATTGGAAAACCTGCACCTGTGTAAAATAAATGACATTCGATAAAATCACCTGCTTCTATTTCTGTGTTGTTTATTTCATAATAAGCATTAGACTTTCCATTTAATCTTTGAGTAAAAGTTGCAACACCTGAAGTAGCGTTAATATCTACTGATGTTGTGCCTGTTGCCGTATTGTCTAAGTTATAATCATCTTGCTTAGTTTGCAATCTAGACTCTGCAAATGCAATAGCGTTGTTTTCAGCTGTTGAAGCTGCAATATCAGCATACTCTTCAGCGGCTGCAATTGCATTATCTTCCGCTGTGCTTGCTGCTGTGTCTGCGTATTCCTCTGTCGCATACCCCGTCAATGCTGTTGTTATCTGTGAAGCCACTGCCGAAGTAGTAGTAAATATAGTACCCAAGTATGTAGCTATTTTACTTAACGTGGTTTTCATCGTTTCGCCATTTTGAACTAATGGGAATTGGTCACCACTTGCATTAGCCGTTACTAATTCTAACTCACTTATTTTTTTATTGCTCATATGTTTATTAAAAAACCGTTTTCTTGTAATAAATAATACCCATCCTCAGTCATTAGGTTGTCATCAGGGTTGTAAACTATTGCCGTGCTATCTTGACCGCTATAAATATAGTTAGCATCTGCACTTGGAACTACCCAAACTTTGCCCTTTTCAACTTCTTTAACAATCGAATTAACCGCTTCACTTGCATTTGTCAAACCACTAAGTGTACTTAATGATGTTTGAAAGATTGTATAGTTGTAAAATCCTGTATCACCTAACTCAACTTGCCCTGCTAAAGTGTTCGGTGTGTCCCTTTCGGTTACACTAAACTCGTTAAACCTTTCTTTGTGGGTAGATAGGTCAGTCGCTATAAAATAATAGTCTACGTTGCTTGTTTGGTTAGTAAATTGGAACAAGTAAAACGGATTAGTCGCTGTGCTATTTTCCGTTAATGTTACCACTACCTTGTTTGTTGTATATTTTTCAAACCTTATCACTACACATAAATATACTTTATGCAAAAAAGTGTTATGCCATTGCCATAAAACAAAAAAGCCTCACATAAATGCAAGGCTAATTTGTATGAAAAACAAGTAAACTTAACTTAGTAATCCTGCTATGATTGATGGGTCAATCTCTGGGCTAAATGCTTTTTCCATTCCACCAAATGTAAGGCTGTAACCTTGAAACTCATTCATTGCTGCACCCGATGCCGCTGTACCTCCGTTAACTTCCATACCTGCATCCTTGCCTGTTAGGAAAAACGTGCCATTTTTCATCTCAACTATAATCGCCATTCTGTTCTTGATTACTAAATCAAGTTTTTGAGCGGTTGTATAGCTAAGTTTAGAAAACACAGCAGCGATAGTTGGCTCGTAAGCTACTGAACCTGTTGCAGGATCTGCTTGAATATTCTCAGTAAATGAATTAGCACCACGTGGCATCAACTCATATTTGTAAAACAATCCTGTTTTTGTTATAGCGGTAACATATCCGCTTGCGTTTTGTGATACTGCTGTTACGCTTGATAAAGGTGCGATGTAAAGGTTTTTTATACCTCCCACAACGTCTTTACAATCTAAAGCAATTCCGCTAGATATTGCACATGGCATAATTTTTTTTATTAAAGGGGAGTAAATTAATACTCCCCATTGTTATTAAACTGTAAAACTTACTACCTCTGCTGGTAAAGCAATCTGTACACCGTACTTGAACTCAGAGCGGAAACGAACTACATCAAAGTCTTCTGAGAACCACATCTTGAATCTGTCTTCATCACCTTCTAAGTCAACACCTAAAAACATGTTTGAAGTACGCAATACATATAGGTCACTTGTACCGTTTAATCCATTAACAGGCATAATCTTTAACATAGTACCCGGATGAGTGTAAACTGCATCAGTATCACCATTAGCGATGTAATGGAATAGGTTTGCGTTTTTCAATGCTAATTGGTATAAACGATAAACATCGTTACCCATGAACAAATGCAAATCTTCTTTGTCTAATACAGCAACAGG